ATCTTCTGTTGGCATGTCCTCGAATCGGGGCGTGTATATGAAGTTAAAGCCATGCTCTCGTGGTCCCGACAGGAAAGGTATTTTTGTCGCGTCTCTGACGATGGCGAAATTCTCCGTATCTCGGAGAAAGAAGTTGAAGCATACTGCGAAAGTAAATTATTGCGGGAGTGGAGGAAAAAGTAAGATGCTGCCAGAACAACAGAAAATGTTGGGGATTAGTGTCCTTACCGCGACGCGGGAGCGGATCGCGTGGACGTTCGATAATTTCCCCCGGCTCCTATTGGATTCCATGCCCGATAAAACACGGGACCACTACGAAAATAAGATCGCCGTATTCCTGCACTGGTATGCAGAACGCGGATATAAGAAAAACATCCCAGATGAAGGGCCGATGACCAAAGATTCTCCGAGCTGGAAACGGATATGCAAAGCACTTTTAAGGAATGACTACTGGTGCAAGGGCCTGTCCTTCAGCCAGAACAAACCGATAGCGTATCAGAACTACGTTAAAGTCATGAAGAAACGGAGGGAGAAATGGGGGATATTCTAGAGTGGACAAAAAAGCACCCGGTATCTCATGTTCAATGGGTGCCCGCCGACAAAGTGTTTGCGAATGACTACAACCCAAACACTGTAGCGCCGCCTGAGATGAAACTCCTGCAAATCAGCATTGAGTCCGACGGATTCACGCAGCCGATTGTAGTCTGGGAACATGACGGAGGATATGAGGTCGTGGATGGATTCCATCGTCATCTCGTAGGGAAAAAGATGGGGCTCACCCACCTCCCGGTCGTTGTGATTAATGGGGATCGCACCGACAAAAACGACCGGATCGCATCAACCATCCGTCATAACCGGGCCCGGGGAAAACACCAGGTCGCCGGTATGAGCGAGATCGTGCAGGAATTATCAAAGAGAAATTGGTCAGAGACAAAAATAGGACGTGAGTTGGGGATGGAACCCGACGAAGTACTGAGATTAAAACAGATTGGGGGGTTGGCAGAAATGTTTGCGGATAAAGAATTTTCAGAGGCGTGGGAGGCAGAACTCTAATGGCGACGCATCAGATCCGTATCGGAGAGGATTGTATTGAAATTCTTAATCGGTGGAGATACAAAAAAGAAAGCCATTCTGATGCTATCCGGAGAATAGATCGGAGGTTAAAAAAGAATAAAGAATCTTTAAAAACTCCGGAATATTAAAACAAAGATTTATCCCTATCTTTTATATACCCCCTCAAACCAACTATTCTTTAATGCTTCAAACACCGTGCTTTTTTATCTGGCTTAGAGGGGAATCCTGATGCCCCGCACCTGCTCAATATGCAAATTGAAAACGCGGAAACAAATCGATAAAGCTCTCGTCGAACCCGGGGCCACTATACGCGGAGTTGCGCGGCAGTTCCGCGTTTCGGAGGATGCCTTACAGCGGCACGTAAAAGCAGGGCACATTGAGCAGAAGATCGCCAAGGCACAACAGGCACAGGACATCGCTGAAGCGGATGATCTCCTTAAAGAAATTCAGGAGATCCAGCAGCACCAGAAAACCATTTTTCAGGAGGCCCGGTCCCGCACAAAAACAATTGAAAACGAGGAGGGGGAAAAAGAGATTATCTCGGTTCCCGATAATAAACTTGCCCTTGAAGCCTTGCGGGATCAATCGAAGATCGTCGAGCTCAAAGGCAAGGTGCTCGGATCATTCACGAAAGACAAACCAACAAACGGTGACGGAACACCCCTCACCGTAAAAATCCTAAAAGGCGTGAGCATGGACGATCTATGAGTGAAGCCGCACATCAAGTCCCATATATCATTGTCGAATCCCCTAAAGGCAGTAATCAGGGATTCCAGCCATACGGGGGCGGTCTGGCGCTCTGGAAGAACAAGGATCCTGAAGTCATTATCAGCGGTCCGGCAGAGACTGGCAAGACCCGCACAGCATTAGAGAAACTCGACGCTCTTATGTGGAAATATCCCGGGGCACAGGCGATCATTGTCCGGAAGACATACAAGAGCCTGAAAACCTCCGTCCTGCTCACGTTTGAAAGAAAGGTGCTTGGCGCGTGGGATGCCAAAGAGGTACGATTTGATCAGCGGAAAACCCCCGTGCAGAAACTCGGAGGGGAGCATGTCGAAGGCTACCAGTACCCGAATGGCAGCCATATCTATCTCGGGGGGATGGATGTCCCCGATAAAGTCCTCTCTTCTGAGTGGGATGTTGTTTACGTCAATCAGGCGGAAGAACTCACCCTTAACGATTGGGAGATCATCACCACCAGGACCACGGGCCGGGCCGGCAATATGCCATACGCCCAGGTGATGGCGGATTGTAACCCGGGGGCTCCTACGCACTGGATCCGGGCGCGGGCTGAGAAGGGCCGGCTGAAGTTTATTGAATCCCGACATGAGGATAACCCCACTCTTTACAATCCAGTTACGCACGAGATCACTGAGCAGGGTAAGCGGTCTTTAACCGTTTTGGATAACCTCACAGGCGTCCGATACCTACGGTTACGGCTCGGGAAGTGGGCGGCGGCCGAAGGTGTAATCTATGAAGAGTTCGACCGGGAAGTTCACGTTATCAACTCATTCCAGATCCCATCAGACTGGATTCGGTTCAGGGCAATAGATTTTGGGTATACCAATCCTTTTGTCTGTCAGTGGTGGGCGATGGACCCCGACGGCAGGCTCTATCTTTACCGTGAGATTTACATGACGCACCGGCTGGTGGAGGATTTCGCACGGCAGATTAACCGGCTCTCGCAAGGTGAGCGCATAGCGGCAACAATCGCCGATCATGATGCAGAGGACAGGGCAACCCTTGAACGGTACGGCATCCCCACCATAGCCGCGATGAAAGCGGTATCTCTCGGGATTCAGGGAGTACAAACAAGGATGAGAAAGGCCGGTGATGGCAAACCCCGAATATTCATCATGGCAGGCGCACTTATCGAAGCCGATCCCATCTTACTGAATGACAAAAAACCAGTCTGTACCGAGCAGGAGATCGAATCTTATATCTGGATCCCAACAAAGGACGGCAAGCCAAACAAAGAAGCCCCACTCAAAGAGAATGATCACGGAATGGACCCGATGAGATATATTGTCGCATATGTTGATGGTATCCACCCCGTAGAGGAACCTATTCCAGAGCAACAGGTGTATGTGATCAACGATGACACTGAAATATAACGACGGTATAACGTCTATGATGAGTCAATCCGGGCAAATTCGTCCGGTGATTTCGATTATTCGAGCCCAATTTGAGGAGATTTGACATGAGCAAAAACAACCAGCAGAACGGAAAACAGGTACAGCCCGCAGCACAATCCGTGGCCCCGGCGCCAGTGCCAGAATCCGCGCCGCAAGAACCCGCAGCGCCGACCACGATCAAGCTCAAGGGACCGACCAAGACCAGACTTGACACCTTGAAAGAGGTGATGAGGGCCGGAGATTACGATGCGGTAGTGAACCGTCTGATCGACAACCTCCCGGCCAAGCTGAGCACCGAGCAGGAAGTCCACCTCGTGATGCCGAAATCAAAGTATACTTGGCTGATGGCAAAGCAGGATACGTGCGATTGCCGGACGTGCCTGAATGATTCGAGGGTGTGACCGTGGCCGACTTTCGAGAGACTATCATAGGCTGCTCTGCGTCAACGTGCCGGTTCAACATCGCGGCCAACCCGGAACGCACCTGTGCTCTTAAACTGATCGCAGTGGATGAGACCGGCAGATGCAGGATGGCGGAGGCCGTGCCGATTCCCCCACAACACCTGAAACCGCAGGCGCAGACCAACCCGGGACATTTTGAAGGTGGGGTGTGGGTGCAATGATCAACGACCTCCTCATAGGTATTGCAATAGGATGCATCGCCGCAAATCTATATCGGGATCGCCATACCATTATCAAGTGGTGGAAATGGGGGAGACACGATATATCGGTGGCTGAATATAACATCGATTCTGCTGACGAACTTATCCTCGCTCAAGAGAAAGAGTCATGGATGAAATTCAAACGAGAGAACCCGCACACGGTTGTATTGTTCAATGGGGTTGAATTGAAATGAGCGATAATATTCCATGTGGGATATCAATGCAAGTTTCCCCAGAATACGCAAAACTTGCCGGTCTTAAAGAGCATACCGAGACGTATGTTGAAACACTACAATTTATTGATGGGGGTTGGGTAAAGATCGACACAAGGAGGATCTCATGAGCCGCAAACACCAAGTACCTGAAACTGCCGTACCGAACCAGGGGCAATTCCTCAAAATGTATCAGGATCTGGTTGCCCGGTCCA